TAGTTTATTCTTCGTCCATCGGTCACCTGTTGTAGACCTCTCCTAGTGGAAGGTCTGGTGGATAAGAGCAGGTGGCTACAAAAGTAGCGCAGCTAGATGCTGCCAATGGATGATTAGTTTATTCTTCGTCCATCGGTTCGGGGTACATCATCCCTAGGATCAACCCTGTTGCTCTTTCGAGTGTTGGGGCGTATGCGGTTGGGATGTCCTTTGCCTGTAGCCCTACGGCCTGAAGTCTTGAAGCTCCGTTCCGTAAAGCCAGGCTTTGGTCGCTCAGTAGCTTTTGCACTGCAGCTACGGTGCGAAGAAGAAGGCGATTGTATGCCTGAACAGCTTGCTTTTGGTTCTGATTCATCATGAATTGGTTCAATATCTTGATGCAGGTCCGTACACACTAAGTCACCGTCAACAACGGCTACCTGAGTGTGTTTATACGCTGTGTCGAAGATGACTGGAAAGTGGTCAAGACCGTCAACCGATCTGATTTTCTTATCCAATTCAATGAGCTCTGCTGTTGTTATTCCAAGTGTTGTGGCCATGCATTCTCTAATGCGTGTTTCGTCCTTCTGTGGCCATGCATTGCTACACTTGTATTGTTCTTCGCCTGTTCCTCCCTTCATGGTTCTAATCTTTGTCAACTGAATTACACGGGCTGCCCACGTACCGATAATAGGTGTTAGTCGGTCGGTTGATAAGTAGCCTAACGCTTTGTTGGCGGCAGCTTGCTCCTTTGTAACTGATTTATTTGTACTTGCATGTAATTTTCCGATAGTTCTTAATGGATCGGCGTAGGAGTCATCTGTCGTTGGTGGGTCAACAAAATAGCGGCCTAAGAATAGTAACGGCTCGCCTCGTGGCCTTAGATTAGACTTATAGATCATGCCTAGGTCTTTGGCAACTTGTTCTATAAAGAGATGGAATTGACCTTTGTAATTGGGATTGCAACTGTCGTCACCAAAGATGGCCCCAATCATGTCAAAAGCTTCATCTGGAACATATCCCATGTTGCGTAATGCACTATATACATTGAATGCATTCGCCAGTGTTCCAGCTTGAGTGGTGATAGGGCTACCACTTCTCACAGTGTAACCAGGGTCATATGACACACCAGTAGAAGTTGTAGCATGTTGTTTATATACTTTCTTATAAAGGTCTTTAAACATAGTACGATGCTCGGGGGCCAGATATTGCATGTATGCTGGTAATAGCAAATTACGTGCGTATTCTTCGCTCTGTGTCCCATCTAAGCATGTATAATCACCTTCCTCAACGTCCTCCGTTTCTTCAGCTTTCATGACGTGAGCCAGTCTTTTTATAATATCTCTGGGCTTCTTGCCTGGACAATACCAATCATGTGTTTTCAATATGTTAGCAAATACTAATGTATAAGCAGACATTTGTATTGTCAATTCTGGACTCATGGTCGAGATATTACGTGGTGGTTTTGCAGATGCGTAGGTCTCAGTTTTAATAAATGCCTTGATCGCGTTACCAGCATCTAATGACATCATAGGGGCAACTTGTTTAAAGCGTCCTCTCTGTGCAACTTTTTCTTGTCTGAGATCTACCTCACCAATTGATAATGGAGTACCGGTTCCTCGATAACGTTTTGGTACCAAACGGTCAATGAATTCGCGAGCATAATCATGGTATTTCTTGCTCCACTTCTTATTGTTGGCTACTTTGTGAATCCGTCCCTCAATGCATGCTTTATCTGCATTGTATCCCTTTGATGCAAAGAGGGCAGGGTTCGAAGTGAGGGGAGAAGTAGTTGTTTGTCCTGGGTTGTTGCCATCTTCAGTTGATAAAGCTCCATGTCTAGGAATGGCCTGATATGTTACGGCAAAGTTACTTGTTTTGACAACATTCTTGTCGAATACAACGTCGACAGCAAAACATTTAAATAATATCGGAGCGTCGGTAACATAACTCTGATGCTTTGCTTCCTTTAACATACGTTCAACATCACTAACAAACACTGTAGCTTCTTTCTCCGCTAAGCGAATTCTTATTGCTTCATACAGTTTGCCGGGAATCTCAACACTGTATTTTGTGCCAATTAATCCTATTGACAAATTATCTTCAATCGGCTCCAGTAGATAGTTAAATCCCTTGAGCGTCATGTCCTTCCTCTTCAGCAAATTGTTTTCCCAATCTAATCGCAGATAGTGCCAAAGAGGGTTGGTTACCTTGCTACGTGGTAACAGCCAGATCAGACGATGTTGTTCGTCACCCTTAACCTTACGTTGTTCGATATCAAAGGTTAATAAATTGCCATCATCATCGACACAAGTCACTGTGTCTCCCGTATAGTTCCATAATTGATGTGTGTATTCCCCACCACCACTCACATGATAGTGTACTACATTACCGTCTATATTGAAGCGGTATTCTGCTTTGTCATTTGGTCCAGAACATGACAGTTTGGTTGGGGAAAGAGTGTACATCACAATCGGACGGAATAATTTTAACCATCTTGGCATATCAACATAGTAATCGACATCAGTCATTATAAATACTGACTGGTCCTCTATTTTATCATTACTATACTTGATGCTCAGATCTTTTGAATGGTAAAAGTAGCGACATCCGTCTTCAATATCCCGACGTGACTTAGAGATATTGTATGGTCTATATCCTGCGCGTACTACACAATCGTTCAAATAAGAATTCGCTGAGGAACGAAATTGCGCTGAAGCGGGGTGAGAATGCATGGAGTTGACTGGTATGATATCTATACTATCTCCATTTGGCACGAGAGTGGGTCTTAAATCTGGTTTTCTGATAATTGTCTTCTCGATTTCTTCGGATAATTGTTTGACATTCGTTTGGTACAATCCACCGACAGTCATCATCTGATATTTAACAGCTGCATATTGGTGCTTCAACACATTACGAACTTGTCTTACCAGCAGCCAGTTGGTCTCTTCAGAAGGAATATACTCAAAAGGATTCTGTTGGTTATACAATTTCGCATGGTGCTTAATCAACTTGACTAAGCCATATGAAGTCACTGTGATGGCCAATACCGTCTTAGGGTACGTGCGCATCATTAAAAAGGTAGATTTGACTACATCGCAGGTGTTGAATAACATTTGTGACATTGTGGTTTGTAAACGAGTGGATAATTGCTCATTATC